TAGCAATTAGCGATGATGCTAAAAATGATTATGTTGATGGCGAGTATGGAAGGGTTGGAAATTCAACAGCGGTACAACGTTCTAAATTAATGATTGATTCAAGAAAATGGATCGCATCAAAACTATTGCCTAAAAAATACGGTGACAAAATAGAGGTTGAAAATACAGGTGAAATAAAAGTAATCACCGCAAAGTTTGGAAGTTAATTTATACAAGCCTCACAAGAACCAAAGGACTATACATGATTCAATAAACAACGAGTCATTTAAATATTACGTTTTAAATATTGGTAGGCAGTTTGGTAAATCAATGCTTGCAGAGAATCAATGTTTGTATTGGGCTTTAAATTCAGCACACATTACTATTGGTTGGGTAGCTCCTACCTACAAGCAAGCGATGAAAGTGTTTTTAGAAATAGAAAAGGCTTTTTCAGATAGTGACTTGATGAAAACAAACAAGTCAGAGTTAACTATAAAGTTTGATAATCGGAGTACAATACAATTCTTTTCATCAGAGAAATATAATAATATTAGGGGGTTTACATTTGATTACCTTGTATGTGATGAGATAGCTTTTCAAGCAGAGGCATCATGGTCTGAAGTATTAAAAGCAACCGTACTCGTTAAGGGTAAAAAGGTCTTATTAATTAGCACGCCAAGAGGTAAAAATCATTTTTATAGAATGTATTTGTCAGGCTTAAACGATGTTAATAAGGTTTATAAATCATTCAAATTTACAAGTTATGATAATCCTTTAATTAATCCTGCTGAGATAGATGAGGCGAAAGCTAATTTACCGCCTCACATATTTAAGCAAGAGTATTTAGGCGAGTTTGTAGACGATTCAAGTGTTGTATTCCCCAAGCCTACAATATTAAATGAAGCTATTAAACCTGATAAAAACTATGCAGGTGTCGATGTTGGTAGGGCAGACGATTATACCGTTGTAACTATTATTAACTCATCAGGTCAAATGGTTGATGTTCAAAGATTCAGGCATACATCTTGGGAAAATATAGTAAATCAAGTTGCGGTAATAATAAATAAATACAATGCAGATACTTATGTTGAGGTTAACGGTGTAGGTGATCCTATATTTGAAATGTTAAGAGATAAAACAAAAAAGGTTAGACCATTTTTAACAACTAACAAATCAAAGCAAGACATAATAGAGCAGTTAATTGTTGATATGCAAAACGGTTTAATTAAATTTCAAAATGAAGACTGGTTAATTCAAGAATTTGATGTATTTACATACGATTACAACCCAAAGAGTAAAGTGATAAAGTATTCAGCACCCGCAGGCTTTCATGATGATGGTGTTATGTCTGTGGCATTTGCTAATAAAGCAAGAAAAGATTTGATACATTCGGGAAAATATACGGTGCGTTAAATTTTAATTACATTTGCTGAAACTAAAATTATGAAAGACTATCAAAAAGAGTTTGAGGCGTTTATTGATTCGGATGAGTTTATAAATGATGAAGGTTGGAACGGAACGACCAACGGAAACAAAACAAGCTATTCATTCAAAGGCGGTGATGTTGTTATTGAGGTTGAAGAAAACCCGACAGAAAATTTACTAAATGCTCTTAATTCTGCGATGGCAATACTACGATCTAAACGACTATCAAAGTTGCGGAGTACATTACAATCAGATTTTAGTATTGAGGCTTTAGAACGCAAGAAATCAATCGACAACGCTAAGTTAAAGATTGGAACATCAATAGGTTTACCAATAAGATAATTATATTTGTAGCATGAGCTACTTAAATAATTTACTACATCGCCATCAAATCGACAGGCTATTAAAATACCAAGCAGTTATTTGTTCTAATTTAGGCGTTGATTCAACACTAGACGAGAAGAAAACAGCAAACAAAAAGATAGCTTTGCTTGATAGGTTGATTCGTAAAGTGGATAGAAAATTCTTTTAATATGAACATACATTTAACAACCTCAATGAGGGGTGGCGTGAACTATCACCGAATGGTCACGCCTCATGTAAACCTATTAAAAAAATACCCAGAGTTTAAAGTAGCCTACTCCGTTGATGATCGTTCATGGATTAAATTAGATTTGAGCAAGATTAATATATTGGTGTTTACTCGTATGATTTCGTTAGAGGGCTTAAACTACAAAGGCGTTAACTATTCACTTGAGGAAATTGTAAAGAAATACAAAAAGTTAGGTATTAAATTTGTTGTTGATGTAGATGATTATTGGATGTTAGACCGAAATCATCCGATGTATAAAACGCATGGTAAGGACTACCAGAAGCAAGTAAGATTATCGTTAAGGCTTGCCGACTTAGTTATAACAACAAATAAAAGGTTAGCCGATAGGATTAGACCGATCAACAAAAACATTGAAATAATACCTAATTGCATCGACAAAACTCATAATCAATGGGATTACTCACCGCTGCCAAAGAATACAAAGTTTGGTTATTTAGGTGCAACATCTCATAAGGAGGATGTTAATCTTATGGGCGTTGATTGGTCAGATTATGATGCAACTGCATTTGTTGAGATGTACAAGCAAAACGGGTTTAAGATTAAAAAAGGAAAAGATGTTTATCAATATGGAAACCTTTACAACAATATAAGCGTTTCACTTGCTCCAATAGTTAAGAGCGTATTCAATAGTTGCAAATCAAATTTAAAGGTTATAGAGGCAGCCGCAAAAGGTCGTATGATTATATGCAGCGATGAACACCCGTACAAAGATTTTGAATCTGTTTTATATGCCACAGACTGGAAAAGTCAAGTTGATTTATTAAAAGACTTTACACCCGATGCAATGCGTATTGTAACCAAAAGGTTAAGCGATGAGGTTAATGATAAATATAATTTAGATACTTGGACAGATTACAGGGCTAAAATCTACAAAAGTTTGTAATAAAAAAGCCCCAAATTAATGAGGCTGTTTTCAAATTATTAGGGGAATTGCACCCCCTTTGTTTTATCTTTCTATTTCTTGAAAAGTTAGATTATATTTTTCAATTTCTTGACTTAATCTTTTATATAATGCTTGTGTTGTTATACACTTATAAGTTGTGCAATCTTTAAAAGTTATTTGAAATTTCTCAGTTTCAGAATTTACAAATACTGTTGTGTGACCATGCTGTGTTGGTGATTTTAAGATAACTCCAACACCGTATTTTAAATTATTTAAGATTGTTGGTACTAAATTTTTAATTGGGCTTTTCATTTTGTTTGTTTTAGTTTGTTTGTTGATACAATAGTAAAACTAATATTTAACATGACAATAAAAAAAAACACTTATTTTTAATAAACCTTTGAAACGTACGCCACCAAAAGGATTGAGAGAATTGTAATTTATCTAATAAAGCGAAACCAAAGCGAAACGAAAGCGAAACGAAAGCGAAACGAAAGGCATAAGATAAGATAAGATAAAAGAAGATAAGATAAAAGAATATAACTAACTGATTTTTTTATTTTTTTAATTTGGGATTTTTATAGCCTTTTTGTGTTATAGAATAAACAATCCATGACAAATCCCGTGAAATCATTTGGCGAAAACCTAATCAAGTTAGGTGAAAAGCTAGTTGGTGAGGCTAATACCGAGCTAACAAAAGAAGAAAAAGAAAATACACACAACGTAAAACTTGCCGAAGGAGTAACCGAAGAAGGCGTTCGAGTTTATTCAGAAGATGAAAGCTGGACAGTTGGATCAGAGGTATTTGTTGAAGTAGATGGCGAAAGAGTGTTAGCTCCAATTGGCGAACACGTTTTGGCTGATGGCAGCGTTTTAGTTGTTGAGGTTGAAGGTATTTTATCTGAATACAGAGAAACCGAAGAAGTAAAAGAAGACGTTGAGGTTGAGGTTGAGGAAAAAGTAGAGCAAGAAAAAGAGGCGGTTAATCCAAAGTCAGTTATTGACAGAACAGAAAGAGAAATCAAATTCGAGAATGAGGTTGAGTCTTTAAAAGCTGAAATTTCAGAACTTAAAAGCAACACCGAAGCGTTAACGGAATCAGTTACAAACACATTAGCTGAGTTAACTAAAAATATAACAGAATT